GGTACAGGAAACAACAACTTCTTTGTGGGTTGTGGAGCTGGCGTTTCAAATACCACAGGTTGCAACAACATATACATTGGTTGCAACGCTGGCAGGAACAACACCACCGGCAGACACAATTTCATAGGTGGTTATCGAGGTGGATATTACAATACAACTGGTTGTGAAAACATTTACATTGGTTGCAGAACTGGCAGTTGTGGTAGCTACAACATCGCTTTAGGCAGTTCAGCAGGTCGATACACAGGTCAATACAGCCGCCACAATATTTTGTTTGGTCGTCTTGCTGGCGCTAGAATCACTGGTACTTGCAACATTGTGGCAGGTTTTGCAGCTGGTCAATGCATGACCACCGGATCTTGTAACATATTCATGGGTGCTTATGCAGGCCGTTGTAATATCACTGGTTGCAACAATATCTTCCAAGGTAACTGTGCTGGATACTACAACACTGGCGCCAACAACATTTTCATTGGTTGCAATTCTGGTTATGGTGTGACCACTGGTAACAACAACACCTTTATTGGTAGCGTTACAGGTACAAGTGATCTTAGCAATACATTAATTCTAGCCACTGGTACCTGTGAAAGACTCAGAGTCGATAATACAGGACTCTGTATTAATGGTACTCCATTTACAGGCGGCGGCGTTGGAGCCACAGGACCACAAGGACCACAAGGACCTACTGGAGCCACTGGACCCACAGGAGCAACAGGATCAGGCACAACAGGACCTACCGGAGCCACTGGACCCACAGGAGCAACAGGACCCAGCGGTGGTCCTACCGGAGCAACTGGACCACAAGGAGCCACAGGAATAGGAGCCACAAGCCGTAGTACAGCCAATGTGACCACTGCCAACATTGCCAATGCAGTCACAGCCAACGCAACCATTACAGGTTTCAAAGGTTACAATCTATACAAAATTTCTACTTCCGGTGCTGCCTGGGTAAGAATCTACACCAGTGATTCTGCTCGCTCTGCCGACGCATCAAGAACACAAGGCAATGATCCTAATCCTGGTGCTGGAGTGTTGGCCGAGGTAATAACCACAGGTAATCAAACCATATTGATGAGCCCCGGAGTGGTCTGCTACAACGATGAAACTCCGCCAGACACCAATATACCAGTTGCAATAACCAATAACAGTGGCAACACTGTGGCTATCACAGTAGAATTGACCATATTACAAACCGAGATCTAACATGAGTGATTTCAAAGAGTATGTGGTCACTCTCAAAAAAGGACAGGACTGTGATTGTTTCTATGACGACATGGAAACTCCAGGAGGTCCAGAATGCGTGCCAGATCGTGCAGTAGAGTGTGCCAACCGCAGAGCTATAAGTCGCAACACGCACTACTATCTGAACGATCAAGAAGCTGAACTTTTAAAAAATGATCCGCGAGTCAAGGCTGTTACCTTGGCCGACATAGGTCGTAGGGGTGTAGAAGCAATCTGGGAACAGACAGGAAATTTTAGCAAGGCTTCAGCCGACGCTACCAATGATTTGAATTGGAGTGTACTTCGTTGCATAGATGGAGTACAAATTCCAGGTTGGGGTACAGATGGCACAGCAGATCAAACAGGATCGGTACAGTACAATGCCGCTGGACTCAACGTAGATGTGGTTATTGTAGATGGATTCATGGATCCCACTCATCCAGAATTCGCAGTAAATCCCGACGGCACCGGCGGCAGTCGTGTAAATCAGTTCAATTGGTTCAGCCTCAACAGCTATCTTGGACGGCCACCACAAAGTCCATATGTATACACTCCTATTGTGGATCCTGGCAATACTCAACGCACCACTGATAACAATCATGGCTGTCACGTGGCCGGAATAGCCTGTGGCTCCAATTATGGTTGGGCTCGCAGTGCCAACATATACAACATAAGTCCCTATGGCAGTGATCCCAACAACATGGATTTTTTGCTAATGTGGGATTACATACGTGCTTTTCATGCTACCAAGGCCATAAATCCTGCCATTAATCAACCCAATCCCACTATTTGTAATTGCAGTTATGGACAGTTTTTGACCTGGCCCAGTCAAGGTATTTTTGGACCAGTGACCTTGGCACGCTTTAACGGAGTCACGTCTATTAATTCAGCAGGACTGACCAATGATCAACTGTTGGACCGTAGTGTTTATGCAGTAGATGGCATAGCCAGGACCAACTACTATAATCCGGCCATAGAAGCCGATGTTGAGGATGCTCTCAATGATGGCATAATAGTGGTAGGAGCCGCTGGCAATATTCAAACAGTGATACTAGAGCCAGATGATCCTAACTATGATGGTTTGAACGGAAACAGAATCAATGCCACTTATTTTGGTACCAATTACTATTGGGACATCAGCAAAGGAACTACACCAGGATCGGTTCCGGGAGTTGTATGTGTGGGTGCCATTGGAACCTTGAGTCAAGAGTACAAGGCCAACTACAGCAGCAACGGTCCTGGAATCACAGTGTATGCTCCTGGATCAGACATAATGAGCAGTGTGAACAGCACAGGAAGTTTTGGTGGTATTCCAGATCCTGTTAACAACAGTTATTTCATAACCAAAATCAGTGGAACCAGCATGGCCAGCCCGCAGGTTTGTGGCATTTTGGCCTGCTTGATGCAGAGCAATTTAAATCTAACTTCTGCCCAGGCCCTGGAATGGATCAACTATTACAGTACCAAAAATCAAATCACTGACACCGGAGGGGCACAACGTGATCCTACCTCTCTGCGCGGCAGTCCAAATCAGTATCTTTTTGCCAAAAAACTGCGGCCCGACAATGGAAATACTTTTCCTGTGAGCAATTATTTTGTGAGACCCACAACAGGAGCAGTTTGGCCCAGGCCACAGATACGCAGATAAAAAAGCTAAAAAGTCAGCGAAAACTGTATAAATAGTTTGTACAAAATTAGGACAACATATGACCAGTGCAATTAACCCCAACAACATTGACGGCGCTTACCCAGTAGCCGGCCAGGACAACAACAGCCAAGGTTTTCGTGACAATTTTACCAACACCAAAACCAATTTCCAGTATGCAGCTGACGAAATAACAGATCTGCAGAACAAGGCTGTGCTCAAAGCCGCACTCACTGGCAGCACTCTAAACAACGACATGCTAGGAGCCCTGTTGTCCAATGCGCAACTGCAAGACATGAGTGAAACACGTGTGGCCTTGGGCACGCTTTCGGGCACAGTGACCATTAACTATGCTCTAGGCAGCGTTCAAACAGTGACCACGGCTGGTGCTATCAGCTTGGCCTTTACCAATTTTCCACCTGCCGGAGCTGCCGGACTGGTACAACTACAAATCACTGTGAGCAGTGCTGCCCACACCGTGACCTTGCCATCTGCTGTCAGTGTCAATGCTTCAGGCATCCAAGGCATTTCCAGCAATGTGATTACATTTGCAACCACAGGCACTTACAGTTTTGATTTCATTACCAGCAACGGTGGCACCACTGTCATCGTCAACGAAACCAACAAGCCATTACAACCATTCAACAACACTGCTGAAGATCTTGCCAATGGCGCTGCAGCCAACCTTGGCTTGACCACCAGTTATTTTTCCACAGCGGCTGGCGAAACAGCTACCTTGGCCGCAGGTGTATTGGGTCAGATCAAGACCTTTGCCATGTTTGCCGACGGTGGTGACATGGTAATCACAGTGACCAATGCCGGATGGAAAACTTCAGGCACAGGAACAATTACCTTTGACACCATTGGTGATGCTTGTACCTTGCAGTACATCAACAACAAATGGTTCTGCATCGGCAACAACGGCTGTGTTTTTGCCTGAACCATTGACTTTTCAAAATTTGTGTTGTAAACTTACAGCATGGAACATCCATTAATTGCCAATTTGGACAGTCTTTCTCCCGAAGAACTTTTAGACAAAATAACCGAACTACACAAAAAATTGGGCATAGCCGCTAGAACCGGCAACGGCTACATGTGTGATCAAATTCGCATGGCCTTGGAAAGTTACCAAAATCAATATCAGTTAAAAACTCAAAACAACAAAGGCACACCATTTGATGATGTGATCGACATTTCATGAACGTAAGACTAGAATATACCATGGGCTTTACCGCTGGAATCTATTGGGAACAGCGCATGATCATGAACAACTACATGGTTCGTGTGTACATGATGACCAATTGCGAAGAACCCGCAGATCAAAATGTGGCCTATGAACGACTCAAACATTTTGTCTACAACGAACTTGGCAGCACCATATTCATCAGTCGCTCACAAGAACAAGTATGCCAAACCTATGCCGCAGCCGGACTCAAACTGACCACTTTGCCTGCAGAGCCAGTTGATCAACTTATTGGTATCATGCTATACTGCAAACTAAATGCCATCATGGAAGATCGCATCATAGTCAATGAAGTGGAAGTCAGTAGCAGTCTTGGAGAAAACATGATTTACCTACATGCCGGAGATGAAAATTTGGGACCGTTCCAAAACTCTGGGTGGTGGCATGATTCAGACCCTATACACTGCGACATAAACTTGGTTGACAGCGACAAGGTTGTGGCCATGCACAGAGCCGGTGCCTGGAGAGAAATGGATCTGTCCTGGGACGACGATACTACCAAACCCGAAAGCGACAACACTGTGGTTTTTGCAGAATTCAAAAGAGATGAAACAAAATAACTTTGGTGAATTGATTTATTCACAATATGATGTGTGTGACTTGATCATGCGTGGGCATGACATGGAATCTTTGCGCAACATGACTGTAGACGCCACAGTGAACTTGGATGTTCCCAACGAACTGGTGTGCCGTATGCCTGATTTCAAATCAGAAGTCGATCACACAGAATCTGTGGAAGAATTTCACCGTCAACAACAAAGTCATTGGCACATGCCGGACCAATACAAAGACATGGACATTGCAGAGCATGTGCTGAATCTTTGCAAGTCCGAAGCTGAACTGCAACGTTGCGGACAAGAACTGTTGTTGTATCAAGAGCGTGATCTGTTTGATTTATTGCGTTATTTGAAATATCTAGTGGATGTCATGCAAAACAACCAGATTGTTTGGGGAGTGGGTCGTGGCTCCAGTGTGGCCAGTTATGTGCTGTACAAACTGGGCGTACACAGAATCGACAGCATGTACTATGATTTAGATCCCCAAGAATTTCTGCGTTAAATACGCATACAAAGAGGAACCATTATGACCAAAAAAGTTTACAAAACCGCTCGAGGCCGTACCGTTGACATGGGTGCCTTGATCCTTCAAAATGAAAATGTGCGAGCCGTGGGCAACATGAATGTCAATGCTCGCGGAGATGTTTTGGATAGTGCCGATCGTGTGATTGATACCAAAAACAATCAGATCCGCCGTCAACAAGAACGCCAGACGCGGGCCAGCACTCCTGCACGCCCAGTACACACCAGCACTCGACAGGCACGTGAATCAGCACAAAAGACCTTGCCAGAAGTCAAATCAACAGTGTTGGATACACCTGCGGCCACAGCGCCTGCGCCAGTGGAGCCCGCCGCCACTGGATTGGCAGCAGCCATCGCACGCACACGCCAAACCACGGACAACCAATGAAACCAGCCTACGCACCACATCAACTCAATCAAGATCAAAT